ATATGAACCCCTACAAAAAACAAATCGGAGGATCTCACTATAAAGATATGAAGATTCAACCCAGTAAATTTATTAATGACAATAAATTGCTATTCGCAGAAGGAAATGCTATTAAATACATTTGTAGACATGCACATAAAGGAGAAATTCAAGACTTGGAAAAAGCAAAACATTATATTGATATGATTATTGAAAGAGATTATTCTTAATGCAGATTCCTTTATTCAAACCACAAACCGAATGGGTTAAGCCGGAAGAATTTCCTGATCTTAAAGACCGTCAACAAATTGCAATCGATTTAGAAACTTCGGATCCTGATTTAAAAACAAGAGGGTCTGGATCTATTATTGGAAATGGAAAAGTAGTCGGTATCTCTGTGGCCACCGAAGGCTATCAAAGTTATTTTCCTTTCGATCATGAAGGCGGAGGAAACCTTGAAAAAACCAAGGTAATTCAATGGTTTAGAGACCTTTGCAAATCTCCTTCTCTTAAAATTTTTCACAATGCCATGTACGATGTGTGTTGGATTCGTTCGATGGGAATAGAAATCAAAGGAGACATTGTTGACACCATGACCGCCGCTTCTTTAATTAATGAAAACAGAATGCGTTATGATCTTAATAGTTTAGGTCGAGAGTATGTTGGATACGGCAAAGATGAAACTGCTCTAGTTGCAGGTGCCAAGGAATGGGGAATCAATCCTAAATCAGACATGTGGAAGTTACCGGCGATGTATGTTGGAGCTTACGCAGAAAGAGATGCTGAAGTCACGTATCAGTTATGGAAAAAATTACGACAAGAATTAAGCAACCAGGATCTAGAGTCTATTTTTGAACTTGAGTCAGATTTATTTCCTTGCTTAGTAGATATGAAATTTAAAGGAGTTCGAGTAGACGTTGAAAAAGCTCATAAACTAAAAGAAAAATTATTAACAGAAGAAAAAAAATTGTTGCAAGAGATAAAAAAAGAAACACACATAGATGCCCAAATATGGGCTGCACGATCCATCGCAACAGTTTTTGATAAATTAAATTTACCTTACGAACGAACAGCAAAAACCCAGGCGCCTTCATTTACAAAAAACTTTCTCTCTTCGCATAAACATCCTCTTGTTAAGAAAATAGCAAAAACCAGAGAAATAAACAAGGCTCATACAACTTTTATAGACACTATTATTAAACACGAACATAAAGGCAGGATTCACGCAGATATTAATCAAATAAGATCTGATCAAGGTGGAACTGTCACCGGAAGATTTTCATATTCGAATCCTAATTTACAACAGATTCCCGCACGTAATAAAGACCTCGGCCCCATGATTAGATCCCTTTTCATTCCCGAGGACAATTGCGTGTGGGGGTGCTTTGATTATAATCAACAGGAACCAAGGTTGGTTGTACACTATGCATCACTTCAGCAGTTGCCTTCCGCTTTCACAGTTGTGGACGCTTATAAAGAAGGCAACGCTGATTTTCATGACATCGTTGCACAGATGGCACAGATTCCTAGATCACAAGCCAAAGTCATTAATTTAGGATTATTTTATGGAATGGGTAAAGCAAAACTTCAAGCTGAACTAGGTGTTAGTAAAGAAAAAGCGGAAGATCTTTTTTCAACTTATCATTCCAGGGTTCCTTTCGTAAAACAATTAATGAATGCAGTCTCTCAACGAGCACAACACCGAGGACAGATTCGTACCCTACTGGGTCGTCTTTGTCGCTTCCATTTATGGGAACCTAATTATTTTGGAATACATAAAGCACTTCCACATGAACAAGCTATACTCGAACATGGTCCCGGTATTAAAAGAGCTTTTACTTATAAATCTTTGAATAAATTAATCCAAGGATCCGCAGCAGACATGACTAAAAAATGCATGCTAGAACTGTATAAAGTGGGCATTATACCTCATATTCAGATCCATGACGAACTAGACATTTCTGTGAAAAATGATAAAGAGGCTAAATATATTATTGAAATAATGGAATCAGCAGTTGAATTAGAGATACCTAATAAGGTAGACTACGAAGCAGGAGACAATTGGGGAGAAATACATTAGGAGGAAACATGGAAACTATAAAACAAATATGGCGAGATCACAAAAAAGTGTGTATCGGTGCCGGCGTTATTGTTGTTATACTAATTATAGCAGCATTCTAAAACAACTAGAAGACATACTTTCTTCTACAATTATGGGGGACAAATGCTTAAAAATTGGTGGAAAAGATTTGTCGAATGGTTCTGGAAGGACTATTATAAGTAAATATGGACAAAAAAACTTGTAAAAAATGTGGACACCTATGTCATTGTATAGAGGCTGATCACGAGGGGTGCACCTGCACAAACTGCGAGTGTAAAGAATCCGAAGGACTAGTAGTCGATGATACTAATGAGTGTGAATCATGTCAGTAGATGATAAAACAATTTTTGATAAACATAGAGAATTAGTTAAAGAAGGAAAAATAGAAAAAGTTATTCAAGAAGATCAAGAGCGCGCTGAATCTGCCTCTTATGAAAATGAATCAGGTCTATCACGAACTGTGCAAATTCCCTTAAAAGAGTATGATGAATTAAAATCAGAACAACACTTCATCAAAGATAAGACTTTAATTGACATTATAGATAATATAGAAAGACTAGTGAGAGCCTTAAGAAAACATATAATAAGGAAACAATGAATAAAATAGCTATACTTTTTATCATCTTATTTGCCTTGAGCGCGTGCTCTGTAGGCAAAAAATGTACCTATACGCAAGAAGGAACTAAAATTTCATCTTATGTATGGTTTCATAGCGATGGCAAACCTGTAGATTTAGATAAAGCTAATTGCAACTAAAACTTAAGATTCCTCTTATTATTTTTATAGTATGTTATCTTCTGGCGAGCTGTTTTGCTGGAACTATGAACCATGTTCAAGAAAAGAAATTACATCGCACGCCTTCTACAATTCAAACTATTCCGTCAACGGATAAAAGTCAGTAAGAAAAAATACAATCGCAAAAAATTGAAACCTTTGAAACACTCAACGAATATGGTAGAGTAAAGCATGGTCAAACCAAGATATATTAATCATGGAGTTATCGTACCCAAACCAGGTCCTAAAATACTTAAAGACAACTCCTTTTTTATTGGACATGTGCCCTACGAAGGAGATACAACTGACGTTCAAGTAAAAATAGAAGAGGATATTGAACAACCTCACTTAGATAGAAGTGAAGTTGTAGACACAGAGTGGTCGAATTTATTTAAAGATGAATGAAAAATGGGGAAAAGAGACGTTTGGTGGTGGACTAAATCTTCACGCAGAAGTAGTCAATGGAGTTTGTCCTGCTTGTCAATCCAGTGTAGTTTTAGTATCGCTATATAAATATCTTTATCGCTGTGTTAAGTGTGGTTCAGACCTAGAACAGAAAGTCAACGGAGTCATTTCTTATATCCCTACTGGGAATCCTAATACAAAAATAGTATTAAGCGATAGTAATGTCCCGCAAAAAAGTTAAGCTTCAATTCGGCTATATCCACGTTAAAAAGACCCACAAAAAACGGCCTGGAAGGCACGCAAAATCATATTCTAAGCGCGTTCCGCCCAGAAAACGTACACGAGGACAGGGTTAATTCTTTAGGTTTCTTCGTCTTTTTTTGGAGGGACATTTTTACATATAAACTTAACATACATTCTATGTTTATTTACGTGCTCAGGTCCTGCTTCCTTAATCAATTCAAGGGAGTTTGAATATCCCGCACGCATACAACTGTCCCAATCATCAAAGTGGGTTTCTTTGACCCAAGTATCACAGATGCCCCCAACCGTGGCACAGATATATATTATTAACATTATTTTCATGTTGACAGTCTCTTGCTATTTCGGTATATTATCCCACATTATACACAGGAGATTTATGACAGATATAACTAAATATAAAAACGTAACTTTAAACAAAGCAACTTATAGTCACATTCAAACACTCAGTAAAGAAGTTTTTGATGTACCAATAAGTTTATCAAAAACGATTCAATACTTAGCCGAAAAAGAAATAGATAGAAAGAAGAAGCAAAAAATAAATGGGAAGATCAGTAAATAGCTGGAACAACTACGTTAGCCGTCTTGACAGTTCTCAAGAAAATGATTCACCGGAGAAAAAACTTTTCATTGCCGTCTTGAGTCAAGCAGCACATGATTGTTTTTCAACACACGTTGGAAAAAATGAAAGAGATCAAGCAAGAAGTTTCTTTGAATCTAACAACTTTCATTTTAGATTAGTGTGTCAATGTGCAGATCGTAATCCGCTTTATGTACAGGATAGAATAAGAAAAAGAATCTCACAAGAAAAAACTCTTCCTGAACTCAGTGTTCATGAAAAATACAGAAAAAAATATAAAAGAAAAAAATGTTTAACTGGCAACGCTTACTATGCCGCTAAAAAAAGAAAAGAGGAGCTAAGAATATAAATATGTACAAAGAAATATGTAATAAATGCAAAGGAAATGGATATACAAAACATAATGGACTGTATAAAGAAACTACGATACAGTGTGACGTTTGTAAAAGTGAAGGAGAAATAAAATATGCTCAAAGTGAAGTTGATAGCTTTATCTATGATACTTATTTTCGTGGGCGCCTGCAGTGAATTTGCACTACTCGCTTCCGGAACTTCGATCGCAGTTAGCCAGAATGCTTACTCGCGAGCCTATTCAGGCCTGGATGTCTTCACCATTATCCAAACGGAGAAAGATATTAAAACTCATATCTATCATACAATTAAGGAGCAAAGAGGAAAATTCAATGATGTCGAATGAAGAATGTGAAATAGAAAACTTAAAACTAGAAAACCAAACACTTGGTAAACGTATTGAATTTTTTAAAATGAGTTTAGAGAATGCTGTTAAAAAATATAAAGAAGAGCGAGAACGTAGACAGTTTGCTGAAAAAGAAGTTACAAACGTTAAAAAAGAAATAAAAAATTCTATAGATAGAATGAGAAAGAGCGGACTATGATTAAAAAATTAATTGATCCTTTTTTAAGTATCCTTGAGAAGTATTCAGGAAAAATAAACAGCTGGGCCTGGACTAAACGTTGGAAGAATCACAAAGAAGGAACAGGCTACGCTTCTAATGGTTCATCCAGTAATTTAGAGTATGGGGTACAACTAAAAAAAACCTCCAAAGAATGGATTGAAGGATATAAAAAATGGAAGAAAACAAAATGAAAAGAGAAGAACGCTATAAATTAACAAAAGAAAAGAATGAATCAAATATGATTTGTGAAAAGATTATAGATACGAAGCCTCCGGTAGCCCCAAGAAAAGGCTTACTCGCAGGGAACCCCATTTATAAACCGTTCAGATACCCATGGTGTTATGACGCCTGGTTAACTCAACAAAGAATTCACTGGCTACCGGAAGAAGTTCCTATGGCTGATGATGTGAGAGATTGGCAAAAGAACATCACACCGGGAGAGAAGAATCTCCTTACACAAATTTTTAGATTTTTTACACAGGCTGATGTGGAAGTGAATAACTACTACATGGGTCATTGCATGCACGTCTTCAAACCAACCGAAGTCAAGATGATGCTATCCGTTTTTTCAGCAATGGAGACCGTCCATATGGCAGCGTACGCTCACTTGTTAGATACAGTAGGTTTACCTGAAACAGAATACGCAGAGTTTTTAAAGATCAAAGCCATGAGAGATAAATACGATTATCTCCAAGGCTGCAAGTCCGACACCCTACACAACATCGCCAAGACCGTAGCAATCTGTAGTGCCTTCACTGAAGGTGTGCAGTTATTCGCAAGTTTTGCAATTCTCTTAAATTTTCCACGTCATGGAAAGATGAAAGGAATGGGACAGATCATTACCTGGTCCGTCCGAGACGAAACGCTTCATTGTACTTCAATGATTCGTTTGTTCAACGAGCTTATGAAAGAAAATCCAGAAATCTGGTCATCACGATTACAAAATGAAATCTATCAAGCATGCAAGATTGCCGTCGCGCAGGAAGATGCAATGATTGATTTAGCTTTCGAACAAGGACCTTTAGAAAATTTAGAATCAAAAAATGTTAAAAAATATATTAGATGGATTGCGAATCGAAGACTGGAACAGTTAGGATTGATCCGTTTGTACAATGTTAAAGAGAATCCTTTAAAATGGCTAGACGCCATGTTGAATGCCGTCGAGCATATGAACTTTTTCGAAGGACGATCGACTGAATATTCAAAGGCTGCAACCAAAGGAACTTGGGAAGAAGCTTTTAGAGATTTGAAATCACCTTACTTTGATATGTTAGAAAAAAATAAAATCGTAGGGGAAAAAGAATTTTTTAAACCTGATGAAAAATCTAATACTCAAAATACTACTCGCTCTCAAAATGGCAGCTAAAGATAAAGAGTTACAAGAAATATATAACCGTATCTTTGGCGACGCCATGAAGTACTCACATAAATTTCCGCTGCAGATGGTTGCAGCAACCTACATTGCAATCGCTATGCGATTATACAAAACCACTTTGAGTGATGAAGATTATAAACACATGATTGAATCCGTCATGGAATCAGAGATTGAACCCTTTGTTCATGACAAAGAGACACTGCATTAATGCGCTATAAATATAGTATAAAGAAAGACACCGGAGAAACAGAATTAATTGAAGACATGAGCTGGAAAAAAATGCTCAAACGTCTCCTGGTAAAGTATCCAAAATTCACCGGTAGAGTTTCCTACACCAACAAGAAAGGACATGAACTCAGAAGATTTATTAATAACGGCAAAGCCGTATGAAAAAAAATAAAAAAGGAAAACAATGGGACGGACGATCCCGTATTTCGACCAAACAGTACAAACAAAACTATGATGATATTTTTAAAAAACAAACTGGAGTAGTCAGGACCGAAGCCAGCTTCGTCAGCCGAGACTATTCCAAGAAGAAAGATTAAATGACCGCTCTCGTTATTCTAATTTTATCAAGCGAACCGATAATCTATCCTCGCAACAAACATTTGAGTTGTTCCGAGCAGGGAGAGGCCACTATCCAAGTCCTGTCCACTTACTACGACCAAACACCTACCCGAGACCAGGGATGGTATACAAAGGAAGGTAAATTAGTCTATGCCTTTTTCTGCGAATGAGATGGGATAAAAAACATCCAAAGAAAGCAGCAGCTTCTGATTATAAATATCATAATTCCGAACGAGGTTTTATTATTACTTTTATTTCCCACCTATTCAAACCTTCCAAAATTAAACGAAAGAATCGAACAACCAATTGGTATCCACAAATGACCAAGTCCGAAGTCTGGGAAGAACTTTTAATTCATATTCAACACATGAAAGATAAATTTCCTAACAGTACCGGACGACTATGTCGCTATTGTGAAGAACCCTGGACCTATTTAACCCGAAAGAAACAACGGTATCCGGTTAAACGGAATACCCGTATGACTCAACATTCAACGAACTTTACTATTGATCGATTCGATCCAACCCTGACTTATACACGAACGAATATCCGATTCTGTTGTTCAGAATGTAATGATCGCAAACACGATTCAACGTTGGAAGATTGGAAAAATTTTTTGAGGGTTGCAAATGAATAAACCCAGCGTCTATGTTGGCATGCCGTGTTACGGCGCGATTCAACGAGAGACTGTTGTCTCGTTGCTCAAACTGTTCGACCAGTTTAAAGCGACAGGCATCAAGGCTCAATTCAATACGATTCAATCACCGCTCGTGACACACGCCAGGAATCTAGTGACCTGCGGTTATCTTCATAGTAAATGTGATTACCTTTTATTTATCGACGCGGACGTTCAATTCGAACCCGAGTCTGTTTACCGAATGCTGATCGCAAAAAAAGATGTGATCTGTACTCCCTATCGTTTGAAGACGGTAGAGGATCCGACAAAGAGTAAGTACCCTGTCCGCTTTGAAGACAAAGAGGACATCAAACTTTTACCTGGTGACCTGGTAGAAATCGAACAAGGTCCGGCTGGTTTAATGTTAATTAATAGAAGAGTCTTCTTGAAGTTAATGGTAAGCCATCCGGAACTTAAGATCACCTTTCCCAAGGAGACACGTCAGGTGATGAACATGGAAGTCCTGGGCGATCCCACTACGAAAGAGGATCCCGTTAAAGAATTGATGTACAATTTTTGGGATACTACCTTCAGTCTCAAGACCGGTGAATGGAGAGGCGAAGACCTATCCTTCTGTCACCTGGTGAAACGTAATGGATTTCAGATCTTTGCGAACACGGTTTCAATTACCGGACACTATGGAACGTATGGATGGAAAGGAAAGTTTAAAGACAATATTAAACCTTCTAATGGA